TTCGGCCGTCAGAGTCGATATCAGTTTTAAGTACCCCAATCTTTTTCGCGATTTCCCGCATCGCGGACATGTGTGAGATAATAGGCTTAACGAGGGTGTATGCTTCCATCTTCTCAAGTGCGGTACGGTCAACTGTCGGTCGGCCATATTTGCGAATCTCCGGGATTTGTAGCTTTTCGTAAAAGAGTGTTTTAAGATCGTCATTAGATCGCCAGTTAAAATGCGGCATCCCTACGCCTTCAAGAACAATGCGTTCGAGATTGCGTTCGAGATGGTCTAGGTGATCGTAATATTCATCAATCACTTCGGCACGCCGGCCAAGATCAACACGAATGCCACGTGAGTTCATCTCAAGTACGGGGCCTTGTAAGGCCTTGGAGAATTGATAGGTGGTATATTCATTGCTATTTTTCTCATTCTCAGAGAACTTAATCGTGTTCCAAACCTCGCTCGTCACGCAAACATCAAGTCCATTATAGACTTGTTCTCTTTCAAACTCTGATAATTCGGTTGGGGTTATGGAGTTGGTAGAGATTATTCTCATGTTTTATGATTCCGTATTCGATTAAAGAACTTCATACGATAATATTCTCGCGGTGCTATTTTCTCTATACAAGTATTTCCTACCTCAACACCTATTAGGGTGTATTTATTGTGAATTAAACAAGCTTCTTTTATTGGGTGTTGCGTGCATATACATCTAATATCTTCTCCCTTTTCAATTTCACGAATTTTTATAAGTGTCCATTCATATATTGCCTCATGCCATATCTTACTTCGGCTACGTGATAGGATTTCCTGTCTAAATATCTTATCTGTGTTCATCAATTATCTCTCTTCACCGTCTCAGTCCGCATATTCTTCCATGTTCCATGATCTGTGTAAATTGATCCCAAATATCCTAACCCCTTCAAACTTTCTGGCTGTCTTGCATGGTGCGCGAGCATCGTGTCCTCTTTCGTCCCTTTGACGAGGATACCGTATGATCGCATGAGGAAGCCGATGTCATAGACACCATTCTGGAAGAGCTTAGGGATTGATCCATCTTCAAGCACTCGACGTACAATTTCCCAACATTGTCGTTCATGTTGTGCAGTTGGCCAATAACAGCCTTTCGTTGCGCGGGAGTCATCGAAAGGAATGACGATTGCAAGGTCTGGTCTAGGAGCAAAGCCAATGCAAGTAATCCTCGTGCCGCTGGTTTCAATATCAACTGAAAGTAAGTCACAGTTGGGTAGGTATTTGGCAAAAAACTCCGATATGTCCTCAAGCGTCGGTTCGATCCAGATTTCACAATTCGGCCTCCGTATTTCAGGAAATTGAGCTTCCCGGTGAGCTTTCATCAAATCCATAATCGCCGTTGGGCGTAACTCCCATTGTCGAAGTACAGCGGCGGGATGGTATGTGGGGAGAATTTTGAAATCCGCAACTGTGTGCGTAGATAGGAGAGTTGTGCCTCGGAGCTTTGCAACTCCTGTCTTGCCTGCAAGAGCCCAAAGAGCACTATTACCGAGACAAATAATGAGATTAGGGTTATGCTCCAAAAGCTCAGCGGCAAGTCGATTGAGTTCAGGCGCATATTCTTGGAGAAGGTATCCAGATTTGACGAATGCGGGGTAGCCAAGAATACCTTCGGATTTTGGGCCACAGACGTTTTCCAATTTATTTCCGTGGGGATGGAAATTTAAGACGTTGGTGCGGAAGATTTCATCCGCATGGAGTTGCCAAACAGATTCAATCATTCGCGAATCACGTCGATCGTAGTATTTGCGAATGAATGATTGGTCCTCGCTGGTTAAAGTAAGGACCTGTGCTTCGTTGAGTTGATGAAGAAGTTCAACACCACTTGGGCTAACGAAGCAAGAATTGATCTTATCTTCTTCCGCCCCACGAGCTTCGCCAAGGATGACTATTGGTGTCATTCCTTGCAAACCTCGCGCCCAAGTTCTGCGTACCCCATTAAATCCTTCCAATGTTCTTCTTCCATCGGATTACCGGATATAATACGGCCGAATTTGGTGCACATTAGATCAATGGCTTCCTTATGTTCCGGTTCCATATTCGCCCACTTAGGCATCGTGCGAAACATTGTCTTGAGGACTTGCGCGAAACTGGCCACGTCGTGGAATGATCCATGAGTCTTTTCGCGTTCAATCAAAAGTGGAAGTCTTGGTTGTTTTGCACGAATTTGACCCGAAGTTAGTTCTCGGATATCATCCTCAATCTGTGTCACGTCGAAAGGCTTGATTTGATCTTGCATTACACACTCCGTTGTAGATTGGGTGGGGTTTGTGACCCCACCCAAAGGTTAACACTCAGCCTTCAACTGGCGCCGTTTTGCTGATATTGGCGTAAACCGATTCCCCATCCTTTGATGCGGAATGAGTGATCGCACCAATGAATTGGCAATTCGGTGCATCGTCAATGCATTGCCGAGTTGTCTTGCCTTCGCCATCAATTCCGCAATGTTGCAAAAATTCCTGCAAGCGATATAGGGAATCTGGAGTGATATAGAAGGTGATTTTGGAAGTGTAGTCGGTAAGGCTGCGCATTGTGCCATCGGCCTTCTGCGCCCATTCATTCAAATCATCTTCGTTAACATCTTCCCCTGCGCCGATACATTTGCAGGTAAATTCGTAGAACGGAGTTTGCTTCTCTCGAGATTTGTCATATCGAGGAAGTCCTTGGATTTGCCAAGTATAGGTACCGACAGGGAGAGGCTTTGGACGATCGATTTCAGTTGCTGGCTTATCAAGTATATCTGTGAACTGAGCCATTTTGGGTTCCTTAGGATGAAATTTCAAGGGAAGTTGTAGTTGTGCTAGATTTGCTATTTCATACCTTCCTCAGTGTGATTGATGTGGGTTTTTTAATCTCAGGCTTCTTCGCTTCAACCTTCGGTGCAGCCCGAAGAACACCAAAGAATTCCGCTAAACCAGTTTCGAGAGAATAGCTCTTGGCCATGTCGAACGGTTTGGGATTTTTCAAATCGATCATTGCAGTGGATGCGGTTTGAATAGTGCGTTTTCCACCTGCTCCAGTTTGACACATGGCGACGCTGTTGAAATATCGTGGGATGACTGGAGATAATGCAGAACCCACCGCCGTAGGGTATCCCTTTCGCGATCCGTCAGGGTTGTCCACATATTTAATATGGGAAATGACGATGACGTTGGTGCGGAAAGATGGAGATGTAAGTAAGGCCAATACGCTTTCAATTGCTTCTTGTGCTGCTCCATACCATTGCCTTGGGTCTTTTGCGCCGGGATTTAAAGTCTTAGCCCAATCAAACGCGGCATCACTTAAAAAGGTTAAGGAATCAATGACGCAGATGACGTCTGGGCCCCAATCAGAGGGTTTTCCGAAATCTACCTCATTCCCTTCATCATCTTTGTATTTCCAATGGTCAAGCATTTTTAACGTGTCAATGAAAGCCGTGGCTTTTTTAATTTTTGGGCCACTTGCGCTGGCTTCATAAACATCTCGAAGAGTGCGAAATTCAACGTTGTTGATCTTATCCGGGCAACGTTTGAGGATTTGTTCTTTCAATGCATCAAGGCCATTATCCATGTCTAAAATACGGAGTCGGTAGTTGGCGTCGACAAGGGAGACTAAGCCTCCAGTTTTACCTGACGAAGAATCTCCTTCGATCAACATTTTGGTATATTCATTCGATTGATGATTTGCAAGGCTTGGCATGAACGGTTTATCCTTGTGGTTTGGCTAGTAAAATCTCTGTGTATAGGGTTAGAATGTCTCCGTCTTTAACATCGTATAAATGTGGATGGGTAAGGTGGATTGTGATTGTAGTCGATCCGCCAATTTGAAGCTTAAATCCAGCATCGCTTCGATCTGTCACTCTGGCTTTTAGAAGATGAAGCACGGCGCGCATTTGCTTGAGATTTATTTTAGCTTCAAGAAGATCGTTTGACACGGGTAGATTCTCCTAACGTGGTTTTAACGGATTCCATCTATCTTCCAGAGGGAGTTTGACAAAATCCGCTTCTAGAAATCTATCCCGGACAGATGGATCACGAGAACAAACGCCACGGAATTTGCACCCACCGAATTTATCACACGCCGTGTCGTTCATTGGCCATTGTTCAACCGTTGCGTATTGTTCAGCTTGATAGAGCCAAAATCGCAAATCATTAAGCCATTCTTCGATTTGTTGCGGCGTGCGATAGGTAAAGCCTCGGACGAAGTTGTTGGGTACCTCCAATGTAACCTGAGCCGCGTCGATTATGACGCCTTTGACCGGAGACCCTAGGATGATTTGTCCAGCTAGGGTATAAAGTGACATTTGGTTGTTTGGGGAATATTGATCAAAATAATACTGAGATGGAGTGGTTGTGGTAGTTTTGTGATCCATAACCAAGATGGAATCGTTAAAGGTTACAACTCGATCGAGATGACCACAAAGGACGTAAGGCTGACCCTTTGCGGCTTGTGGTCCCCAATCTAATTCAAACCTAAAACTCAACTCCGTTGCTGGACGGCCATTTTCTCGAATCACGGTTTTAGCGGGATCATCTTTATATTTGTCGCAATAGTCGATGACAAGTTGTACCAATGTTCTTGGGTTTTTATAATTTCCAGCCCGAGTGCTAGTATCAGGCTCCCAATCAACGATCCGAATAAGTAGCTGATGAATAGAAAAGTACAGGGATTTCTCATGATCCAGTCCTGAAACCCGTTTTTCATCGTATTGCTCCAAAGCTTTGTGGTATTCAATTCCAAAGCGGAGATGAACG